CAGCAAGTAAGATATATAGAGAGGGTAGGCTCTTTATTCGACGTATCTCCGGTAGTTTTTCCGGCGTACTCACAAGCCTCTAGCGGACTACGCAGCGCAGAGCCTAACGGCGAAAGCGAAGCGGAGGAAGCAAGAGAGACCCCTACCGAGGAATTAAATTATAATTTACACAACGCTTTAATTAAACTAGCTAAAGATGAATGCTAAACAAATGCGCGAAAAGCGCGGCGCTCTAGTAGAGCAAATGCAGGGAATGGTAGCGGCTGCTAAGGCAGAAGGCCGTAACCTTTCTAACGAGGAAAACGAAAAATTCGACGCAATCAGTAACGAAGTAGACGAGCTCCGCTCTGCTGCTGCTCGTATCGAGCGCTCGGAAGAATTGAAGAAAGAAATGGCTGCTAAAGCTGAGGTACGTGATAACGCACCTGCTGCTAAAGTAGAAGCTCGCGACGCGTTTAACGCTTACTTACGTAAGGGTATGAACGGTATTAATTCAGCAGAAGCTCGCGCACTTGCAGAATTACGCGGTACTGATACGCAGATTACAACTAACGACGGTTTAGGTGGTTTCTTGGTACCGGAAAACTGGAGCGACTTCGTTTCAGCTACCGAGTTATTCAAGTCGGACATCGAGCAAGTAGCTACAGTTATCCGCACGGCTAACGGTCAGCACTTCAACCTACCAGCTAACGACGATACAGCCGTAGTAGCTGCTATCTTAGGAGAAGGTACGGCAGAGACTGTAAGCGATATGACCTTTACTAATGTGAAGTTCGAGCCTTACACTTACTCTTCTAAAATTGTAAAAGTATCTAACCAGTTAATTAGCGATAACGCTTTTGATTTGGGTAGCTTCGTAGGTGGTCAATTAGCTAACCGTTTGAAGCGTGGTATTAACGCGCACCTTACTACTGGTGATGCTTCTAGCAAGCCACAAGGTATCGTAACTGGATCTACTTTAGGTGTTACGGCAGCCTCAGCTACAGCGGTAACAATTAACGAGGTAATGTCTTTATTTTATCAAGTAGATGCTTCTTACCGCAACGCTCCAGGCGCTGGGTTTATGATGAATTCTGCAACCGCCAAAGCTATTAGAGTCCTAGGTTTCGGATCTTCTAACGACTTCCCAGCTTACGTACCGGGAATGAGCGTAGGCGAGCCGGATATGCTTTTCGGTAAGCCGGTATACATTAACGAAGATATGGACGGTATCGCTACTGGTAACAAGTCTATTATCTTTGGTGATCTTAAGCAGTACTACGTCCACGAAGCTGGCGGCGTACAGTTACTAAGACTTTCTGAGCGTTTCGCTGATGCATTGTCAACGGGCTACATCGCCTACCGCCGTGTAGACGGTAACGTATTGCAAGGTTCAGCTATTAAGCACTTAGTACAAGCGTAAGCTTAGGCAGCTAATGAAGGTTATATTTAACCAAGCTATAGCAGGGGCAGACTTCTACTACACCTCCGGGCAAGTAGTAGAGCTGCCCTCTGCAGCTGCTGCTGAGTTTTTAAATGCGGGCTTCTGCGAAGTAGTAGAGGAGAAGCCGGCAGTAAAAGCCGAAAGAGCAGTAAGTAAGAAAAGCACTAAAAGAAATACTAGAGCTAAGTAATGAGCTACACGATAATTACCCCAGCAACTTTAGAAGCTTTAACCGTAGACGAGGTTAAGGCTTATTTACGCGTAGACAGCGACGCGGAAGATACCCTGCTAGGGGTTCTTATTGACGCGGCTACACAAATGGCCGAGAGTTACTTAGGAAGGTTTCTTTTAACTACCGTTATAGAGGAGTTCTACGATTTTTTCCCCGTGTATAAAACGGGCGTAGATCCTTTCCGCGGAGATCGTAATATAATTTATTTAAGCAGAGGGCCAGTACAAAGCTTAGCGAGCGTTAAATACATCGACGGCAACGGCGACGAAATTACCGTAAACGCTAGCGACTACCGTACGGACTTAGTAAGTGAGCCTAGCCGCATCTTCCCGGAGTACGGCTGGTACGGTACTAAGGACACGGTAAACGCTGTTATAGTTCGTTATACTTGTGGTTATACTCAAGCCTCGGACGTACCGGCAAATATAAAAATGGCTATGCTTTTAATGATTGGCGAAATGTACGAGAAGAGAGTAGACAGCGTACACCGCCTACCTACAGCTTCCGAATACTTACTTAACCCTTATAGAGTCTTCCGCTTTGATTGATCCGGGTAAACTAGATAGAAGGATTACCCTACAAAGTGCTAGCGTAAGTACGGACGGCTTCGGCCAGGCCGTACGAACGTACAGCACCTTAGCGCAGGTATGGGCTAAAGTAGATTATAGAGGAACCCCTAAAGAGGGGGAAGATACCGAGAAGCTAACAAGCTTAAATAAGGTACGCTTTACGGTACGCTACCGCAGCGACGTAGACGCCACAGTAAAGATAAGCTGGGGCGGTAAGACTTACGAAATTGAAGGCGTAAGCTTAGAGGGTAGAGAGCGCTACCTTATTATAGATACTGTACTAAGGGACTGATGAAAAGCGGCGTATACTTTGAGGTAGAAGGTTTAGAGAAAGCTTTAAGAAAGCTAAAGGCTTTAGAAGATATAGACCGTAAAAAGGCTAGGCAGTTTAAGGCAGGAATTAAAAAAGCCGCTAAGCCTTTAGTAAAAGCTGTAAAAGGATCTATTCACAATTCCGATAAAAAAACAGCTACTACTAGAACGGTAAAGAAGAAAAGCAAAGAAAGCACAGTAACTAATAAAAGCGGTAACCTTAGAAGGTCTATAGCTTTTATACCTTCTAAAAAGAAGGGAGCGCTTTTAGGTTACGTAGGTGCAAGGTTCGGTAAGAAAGCAGGTAAGACCTTCGACGGGTATTACGCAGCTATAGTAAACTACGGACTTAAAAGAGGTAAGGCTAAGGCCGAGCCAACGGAAAAACGTAACATAGATTACGCAGAAAAAGGCTACGCTAAAGCAGTAGCGCAAACACAAGCGCAGCTATTAAGAGAGGTGCAGAAAATACTAAAGCAGAGCTTATACCAGCTTACTAGATAATGACGGAAGGAAAAGCTATATACTCGATATTGAGCAGCGACAGCGACGTAAGCGCTATCGTAGGTACTCGCATTTACCCGCAGATAGCAGCGCAGGGCGCGGCTTTCCCTTTTGTAGTATATGTGCTACAAGATACAAGCCCAAGCGATACTAAGAGCGGGGTAAGTACTTTAGACGAGGTACGCTACGATATTGTAGTAGCTAGCGAAACTTACGCAGAGGCTAGCGATTTAACCGAAAAAATACGAACCGCTCTAGATCGTTACACCGGAACGGTAGCGGGTGTAGTTATTGACTCTATACAATTTATAGACTTAGACGCCGATAACGACCCAGGTACCGAGACTTACGTAACGAGCTCGGAGTATATAATAAGAGTTAAGCGATGAAAATAACACTAACGAAAAAAGTAACCCTGCCAAGCGGTAAGAAGCTATCGAAAGGTCTAACTTTAAGCGTAGTAAACGAATACGGCCTAGAGCTTATAGAAGCTGGTAAGGCTGTAGAATTTGGGGCTGAGGCCCCCGTAATAATTGAAGAACAACTAAATAATCTAGATTAAAAATGGCAACTACCGGAATTATGAACGGAACCCTTTTAGGGGTTTATGTAGGATCTACTCTAATAGCTCACGCTACTGAGGGCTCTATCTCTCTCTCAATGGACACGAGAGACGCAACAACTAAAGACTCTAGCGCTACTCGCGATTTATTAGAGGCTACAAAATCGGGTACTATTTCAGTATCTGCTTTATACGCTGAAGATGCAGCTTACGGCGTAGATGATCTTATGACAGCTTGGAGCGGACGCTCACAGCTTACAGTTAAGTTTTCTACCGAAGTATCGGGAGACCACTATTGGGAAGCTTCAGCTTACGTAACTTCTTTAGAGGTTTCTAGCGGTATGGAGGATAACGTAACGTACTCGGCTACATTCGAGCTTACGGGAGCTATTACCTACTCTACAGTAGCGTAATAAACACTAACACAAACACTTAAAGCAAATGGTAAAGAGAGTTAAAATAGGAGGGGAAGAGAGAGCAGTTAAGTTCGGCTTCGCCGCGCTAATGCAATTTACGGACGCT